CAACCTAAATGTTATTGGTTGGGCATTAAAAAATCTACCAGACCGTTGCCCAAACCTAATTGAGTTTAAGAGTTTATGCAAACAAGCACCCAGGCCAACCACAATTGCTTTGGACGCTTCAAAAGCACCAATTGAACTGGTTGACCGTGTGTTGGCTGAAATCGTTGCAAAAGCGTTTAAAGCACCAAAGGATGAAAACGGCAAAATTGACCATAAGAGATGGGCTAAAAAACTTCGTGACCGCCATGTTGGGGGTGAAAAAATATCACCATACCAAATAAAAAGCTATAAAATTGCGCTAGATATGTTAAGCTAACTTAATTGAGCAAAACAACATGAAAAACAAAATAGAAAAATTGAGCAAGTTTGACAGGCCACCGTTAAAGATTGTTGCGCCCCCAATGCGGAAGGGCAGCATGAACTTTATGAAGTACCCAACACGAATGGCAAACACTCTTTTTTACACGGACGGGACACATGAAAAGGTTAATGAGTTGGCTGGCATTAAAAAAGAAAGTTAAAGAACCGATTTGTGATTGTTGTGGGCAAGTTACGACAAACCTAATTGATGGACTATGCGAGTGGTGCAGCAAATTCTATAGGGCGCACAAATGAGAGATTTACGAGATTACACGCAGCTTTTGCGGGTATTAGACAACGGTTATCTAATGACGCATGAGGAAATGAAACAGGTAGCTGACATTGTTCGAGCGTTAAAGGTAGACGCAGACCGCTACCGCTGGTTGAACCAGGCTACTCACCAGTTGTTTATGGTCACAGAACATAAGCTGAACGAGCAAGTTGATCGGGCCATGAACGGAGGACGGGAATAATGGCAACGCCAATGACAAAAACAGATTTCGACAATGCTATTGAAGAAATAAACGAAACGGCAGCTAAAAAAATACTGGAGCTTGAGCGAGTAGACAAGGTTGTACAAGCTGCAGTGGCAAAAGAGCGTGAGGCGTGTGCGAAGTTGTGTGAGGAAGTTGGCAGACAGACTGCCGCAGCAATAAGAGCAAGGGGTAAAAATTGAGTTACATCGTTGCGTCTTTGCCACCTATTAAATGCTTTGTGCGCCGAGAATATTTGTATAACTTTCAAAGAGGTCACGGCGAGCTTGATGCTGCTATCTGGGTAAGCATTAAAGCATTGCGTGGGCAAGTATTTCGCATTGAATCGTTATTACCAGATTACGGTGCTTTATATGACAAGTTACCTATCCATGCTTATGTTTGGAAAACAGAACATGGCAATTTGCCAATTGACACTTTACAGCTTTGGGATTGCATGGGCTATAAGTTCACAATCATTGAAAAGATTGGGCTGCGTAACCTTGGGGTCAAGTTTCTAGGCAAAGACAAGCAATGGCATTTTGGCAATTACCTGTTCACCGTAGATTTTTGCGCTGACAATATGGACGTAGATACTGGATTCACGGAACAAGCTGAAGAACACAAGAGCTTCAACTTTATTAAGTTAGAAAACGGGCAATTTGCGATACAGCCAAATAACCGTTGCTTATGGTATGACCAGTCGCTAATTCCTGTTGAAACAAGATTTCCTGATTTTCAAGCAGCAAAAACAATTTGGACAGTAGACGGAACACGCAAATGGTCTGTTGGGGATGATTGGTTTTATAACGTTGAGGAACGCAAATGAACAGAGATGATGATGACACCCAGATGTATGTTGCACAGCGTCAGTGGGTCGGGTTAACAAACAATGAAGTTAATGAAATAAGAGAAAATATATTTAAAGAATATGAAAAAGCACTTTTAATTACTAGAGATGTAAACGAGCAAAACGATTACAACGCATGGAATTTTTATAAACAAATAGAAGCAAAATTAAAGGAACGCAACGGTGGATAACCAACCAGACTTATTTACGCTAATTGAAGCGCAATCTCTAAACAACGAGATTAAACGATTAACAGACTTAAACCAATTGTTAATAACTTTGGCGCAAGAACTTGGCGCAGCTAACGATGTAGCAGAGTGGGACGATGCTTGGAACAGGTTAGCAAAAGTTATCATTGCAGAGAAAAACAATGGCTGACTTTAACCCTCACGATGCGATTGATTACATTTACACCACAGCACCGTTATACGGACAAGCCAAAGGTAAGGTTGCAGAGCTTGAGGCGTATAAGTCTAGTCTGAAGTCAATTATGATGAAGAAATCAAGCGAACTAGCCATTGGCGCACAAGAGCGTGAAGCCTATGCAAGCGACGAATACCAAAACCTATGCAAAGCTATAGGCGAGGCCACAGAAGCAGCTGAAACGCTCAAATGGCGGCTAGAATCGGCAAAGATGAGGTTTGAAGCGTTCCGTACAGAGCAAGCAAGCAATCGACAAATAGAAAGGTTGACAAAATGATTGACTACAGCGAATCGTTAATCAAGTTAATGGCGTTAGTCAAAGTTTACCGTCAGCTAGTCTTAAAAGCTGAATTTGACCAAGCCGCTGACGTTGCCGTTGAAATGCAGCTTTTAACCAATGAGCTACAGCAATGGAGTGAAGATCAATGTACAGAAACCCCAAACTCTTAGTAGCTTGTCGAGAACTTCCGTGCCAACTTTGCAATACTGAGGACGGTACGGTGGTTGCAGCCCATTCCAACCAGTTGCTCGATGGGAAGGGGAAAGGCATAAAAGCGTCGGATTACCGCATTGCAGCATTATGTTTCAGTTGCCACATGGATTTAGACCAGGGCAATAAGTTAACAAAAGAGCAACGCAGGGATTTTTGGGAAATGGCGCACCGCAAGACAATTGGTGAGTTATTTGAGCGAGGATTGGTTAAATGCTAATTACCATGCAATTACCCCTCCCGCCGAGCATAAACACCTACTGGCGCAATTTTAGGGGGCGCACGATCCTATCAAAAGGTGGACGGGATTACAAAATAGCGGTGCAAGAATACGTTACTGAAAACAATATCCCGAAACTTGGTAAAGAAAGACTAGCGGCAATAATTAAGATTTACCCACGGGACAAACGAGCTATTGACCTTGATAATCGTATTAAGGCGGTCTTAGACGCTTTGCAAGATGCGGGAGTCTTTGAGGATGACGGACAATTTGACGAAATTACTATTGTTCGGGGAGTGATTAAATCCGGTGGTGGGTGTAATATAATAATTAGTACACTTAACGAGGCGCAAGATGGAAAAAGCTAAAGAGCTAGAAAACGCATCACGATTGTTGATGGTTTTGTTGCACTCGGCAACAATTGCTCATGTTTTGCATTGGAAAACGACTAGCTACTCAGTCCACAAGGCACTTGGCAAGTATTACGCACAAATCCCTGATTTAGTTGATACTCTTGCGGAAAGTTTATTTGGCAAGTATTCTACGATTACGGATTTTGAAGATCATTTTATGATGGAATATGATCCATTACAGTATATGACTGAGATACAGGATTACGTCACCAGTCAGCGTAAGATTATCGCCCAAGATTCAGAGATTCAAAATGCTGTCGATTCAATTATGGATTTGCTGAATACAACGGTGTATAAACTCCGTCAATTTAGTGAAGAATAAATTAATTTAAAAGGAAATATTATGCCTAACAGTAAAGCAATTGGTGTCGCATACTCTGACCCACAACTAGATTCATACCAAGTTGGTAGCTCTAACGATCCGATTGCCATTACATCGGCAAGTATTCTGAACGGCTCTTACGCAACGACTTCAGCCGCTTCTGGTGATACCCGTCTTAACTATAGCCGTTTAGCTTTCACATCAACTGGCTCTGGCGAAACTAGCCGTGTGTTTTCCACAGTAACTGGTGTTGGCGCAGCGGCTGGTGGCACTATTAACGGCGAACACGTTAGTATGTCAGTCAATGGCTCAGGCACAATCAGCGGTGCGGGTAACGCACTTCGTGCAACCATTGGCGGTACATCGACGAATCCAGGCGGAACTTTGGCAGCAATTCAAGCTGACTCAAACTTTGCAAGCGGTGGCACTTGGTCAAACACTTCATTTATCCGTTTCACAAACAGCGGAACTGGAACTGTAGCGTATCTTGCTAATGTACCGACAACTGGTAGCGGTTTGTTGATGGCGCCACACACTACGCAAGTAATGACCGATTCAATTCGGATCATCATGGCTGACGGATCGGTTCGCTACATTATGTGTACAACATCCGCCGCTAACCGTACTGGCGGCGCATAAGTGCAAATTAGTAAAGAGTTTTTGTTATCTGAAATCTCTGACTTAGAATCTGAATCACAAAAGGCGCAAACCTTTTTGATTCAGGCTCAAGCTACTATTTCAGCATATAAGATGCTGATAGATAAGTTAGAAGAACCAGAAGAAACTAAAGAATAAGCATAATTAACACGATTGAGGGATCATGAATTTACGGCCATTGAGGGATCGGATTGTTATTGAGCCGATTGAACGAGTAAAAAGCGAAGTCATCCAAGTCGTAATGACTGAAAAAGACAACATGGGTATTGTTGTCGCTGCTGGCCCAGAAGCTCAGAAGCACTTGAAGGAAGGCGAATTTATCCGTTACGGAACAATGGGTAATGACGAATACTTAAAGTATCAAGAGTATTTTGTAGACAACAAACGCTATCTAATTATGTCTTGGAAAGATGTTTGTTTTGTTCAGTAAAAGGCAAAAATGCACAAGAAATCTGAACCCAAAAAGAAAGAGCAAAGCGGAAAGATTCCGTTAACGGCTCTTATTATTGCTTTCAAGCGGAAAAAGAAATAATGGCTAAGTCCGTATCCCTGTCGGTCAAGCGTGGCGAAAAGTTGCCAGTAAGCAAAGGCGCAGGGTTGACAGAAAAAGGTCGTGCCAAATACAACGCAGCAACAGGTAGCAACTTAAAAGCCCCAGCACCAAAACCCAAGACGGAAGCCGATAAGGGTCGCAAAGCCTCATTTTGTGCCCGCATGGGTGGCGTTGTAGCTCAGGCTAAAGGCCCTGCGGAACGAGCAAAAGCAGCACTTAAACGGTGGAAATGCTAATGAAAACTGGTTTATACGCAAACATCCATGCAAAACGTGAACGCATAGAGAAAGGCAGCAAAGAGAAAATGCGTAAGCCTGGCACGGAAGGCGCACCAACAGCAAAAGCATTTAAAGCTGCTGCCAAAACTGCGAAGAAAAAATAATGCCACGGGTAGCAGATATGC